GGACAGTGTGACGTTGCTTGTTCGTGTGGACTAACTACGTTACTTAGGGAGATGCGACACTATGGCTAAAAAGAAGATTGTAAAGAAGAAGGAGTCGGATCGCTCCACTTTACATATTGACAACTTTCTCATTCCTGCTGGCCAACTAGAAGAGAAGCAGGGGAGAATCTTTCCAGTCTGCGTTGGTCTAGATATCGCTTTGTCTGGCGGTATTCCTGAAGGCACCAATGTACTATTGACGGGCAAACCAAAGGTGGGTAAAACCACAGTGGCCCTTCAGTATGTACAGCAATGTCACAGGAGAGATGATAGTAAACAGGTCTTTTTCTTTGATGTAGAGGGTCGGCTCCGCAGTGAACTATTGGACTGTTTTCCCGACATCAATAGAGATAACTTTAATATCATTCGATCCAACGAAGAACGGCTGTTGACTGCTGAGAACTATATTGACTTCATTTTTGAGTCTCTACGGACACATCCCAAGTGTATTGTTATTGTGGACTCTGTTGCTGCCCTCTGTCCTGAAGCGGAAATGAACCAACAGGTAGGGGAGAGTCTCAAGCTGGCGACTGTTGCCACGCTCATGTACAAGATGTTCCGTAAGGCAAGTCAGATCCTTGCAGTTAATCATAGCACCCTTATTCTCCTTACGCACATGGTATCCAATCCCTCCCCTATGAGTAAGAACACCATGACGGTAGGTGGCAATGCCAATCAGTATGGGGCAACGGTATGGCTGGAGTTCCCGTGGAAAGAAAACCTGGAAGATACCGACAAAAACACAATCGGCCAACTGATCAACACAACAGTTCAGGCATCGGCCCTTGGTGCGCCTGGCGCAAAACTAAAGCTTCCCCTTATCTACGGGGAAGGGGTCCACGAACTAACGGACGTATTCAATCACGCCGTTGACTTTGGTCTGATTGAGAAGGCTGGCTCTTGGTACTCCTACATGCCTGAAGGTGAAGAGGAGGCCTTTAAGACTCAAGGGGCCGGTAGTATGGTTGATCATCTTGCGGAGCATCCTGAGATTGCCAAGTACTTAGAGAGTGAAATTCGTAAGATGACTGGATGTGAAATAGATGAAAGTGAAATTACTGAAACCGCCGCATAATGTGGTGGCATGGGATGTGAAGCCATCGTCATGGCCTATGAAGTCTGAATCGTTGTGCCGCTCAAAGGTGCAATATAGATGTGGACAAGTCTTGAAAGAGACATTCCCATATGAGGCTATTACAGAAGACATCACCATTCCTGGAACACGCTTATCGCTAGACTTCTTCCTACCTATGCGAATGATCGCCATAGAGATTCAAGGAAGGCAACACTTTGAGCATGTTCCCCATTTTCACGGTCCTAAGAAAAGCAAGTTCTTGGCACAACAACAACGTGATCAACAAAAGCAAGATTTCTGTGATCTCAATGGGATCATATTATACAAAGTAGAAGACGAAGACGAACTAAGGGACTATCTATGACGATTAGGCAGCAGGACATGAAGGATGAACTAGAACGTTTTAAGGCTACTGTCCAGTATCCACTTCTAGAGATTCCTACGGAGATTCATGATCTCCTAAACATGACTAGAGATGAGATGAAGGCCAAGACACGCGAAGAACTGAACATGGATTCGTTGCAATTATATCAGTATGCAGCGTATATCAAGATGCAGCGCAATCGTATTCACGCTGCTATGACTTGGTGCCAAGGCAATATTGATAGTATTGTCTCGCGTGAGCTAGGAAATATCGGTGAAGCCTTCGGTCTGAAAGAGAAGACTCTTAAGGTCATTCAGGTCGATAGTAACGCGAAACAGTTACATAACGAACAAATAAAGCTACAGGGGAAGCTTGATCTCTTAGATGATATCGATATCAAAGTCGAGTACATCGCTAAGGCGGTCAACAACCTGAGCTACGCCAAGAGGGAGAATTATCATGGATCGTAGAGTGCAACTACAGAACGCCATTATGTCTGGAGACTGGGAAGATGTCCGCGAATTCTATGCGTGGATGTTCAAAGAAGAAGCTCCTATGTCAATAGGGGGCGGCTCAGTCAACACTGAAGAGGTTGAACGACTCCAGGATATTCTAGATACTATTGTAGGTCTAGCAAGCGGTGGTGTTCGAGATGCTAGCTATCAACCTCCTGATCCACAAATTCAAGTTCCAGATATAGATGACACAGAACTAATAGTAGAGTCTACTAAAGAAGGTAAAATGACTACTATTGTTGCTCCATCGAATTCCCCCGATCTAGATGAAGTATCATTTATAACAGTCGATGTGAAAGATGACGGATTCACGATAGACCCCAATCATGTCGCAGAAAACCGCGATCCTCATGAGGCCCAATTAGTCGATTGTGAGATATGTGGGAAAGAGTTTGATTATGCTGCCGAATATCCTAGAGGACATCGTATTGGCGATGGCAGTCGAGCGAAGTGCGATAAATGTAAGATGCAACCATCAGGAGATAGTCGGAATCCCGGTGTGACTACAGGAGGCAAACGTGGTAGACGCGGTCAGTAAGAATAAGGGTGGAGCAGACTTAGGTGCGGAACGAGTAATCGTCAGCGCACTGATCCAGCAAGGAGCTAAGGCTCTGGCTGAGATTGAACCAACCATCCAAAAGTCTGATCTATCCAGCCTGAGAAATCAGGCTCTTTATGAATGTGCAAAATCGATCATTGAAGATCAGACCATTGCTGATAGCATTACCCCTGATCTAATCTTAACCACAGCTAAAGAAAAAGGCTTAGAACAAGTTGTTAGTGAAGATATCAACTATCTTCAAATCTGCTGTACCGCTAACGTAAACATGAACGAGCTGCCTCACTTCTTGAGGGCGATCAAAGTATGGAGCGTTTCTCAGCAGCTTCGTAAGAAGCTAGAAAATAGCATTGATTATGTAAACGGTCTAACGGGCAAAGAAGGCTTACTTGACGTTATTAGTAATGTCGAGAATACAATCTTTGACTTTATTCCATCGATGCTTCAGAGTAATGATAGCGTCAACATGGGTGATTTTGCCGAAGAACACATCCGACACTTGGCTGAAAATCCTGTCGAGATTGTTGGTCTACCCACCGGATTCCCCCGATACGACAATGCTATTGGTGGCGGTTATCGTCGTGGCTCTGTCAGTATCGTAGCTGCTCGTCCTAAGGTAGGCAAGAGTACCTTCTGTCTCAACGTGGCTAATCATTTAGCTTCACAAGATATTCCGATTCTGTATCTGGATACCGAGCTAAGAAAAGAAGAACAGGCAGTACGCTTCACGGCTCTCAACTCTAAGGTTCCTCAAGACAAGATTGAGACTGGCTCATTCGTTCATGATATGGGCCTCAAGACGGCTGTAGAAGAGGCTCTACAGGTACAGAAGCTATTCCCCTTTGAACACATTAACGTGGCTGGCTGCTCTATGTCGGAGATGCTGTCCATCATGCGCCGGTGGGTAAACCTCAATGTAGGTCGTGATGAAAACGGGAATATGAAAGATTGTCTTATCATTCTAGACTATCTCAAGACGATGGATCTAGAAGATATTGATAAGGGCTTTGCTGAACACCAATACTTGGGCGACATGGTTACCAAGATGCAGAACTTTGCCGTCAAATACGACGTTCCCATCATGACCGCAATCCAGGTTAATCGTGACGGCATCTCCCGCGAAGACACTTCGGTAATCTCTATCTCCGACCGTGTCCTATGGCTCTGCTCCAACATGACCCTGCTCAAGCGTAAGACCGATGAAGATTACGCCAGTGGTGACGAACGCAAGTTTGGTGACCGTAAGCTAGTAGTATTGGAAACACGGTTTGGTGAAGGAATGGAAAAAGAACAATCATACATTAATGTTATCTCTAACTTGGATAGGTGCGAGTTTACCGAAGGTAAATACAACTTCGAGAATTCAGCCTATGCTAGTGCGCTAGGTGACCAAGACGCAGCAGATGTGGATTCCATTTTCGATGACAGCTCAGACACCATCACTATGTAACAAATTAAACGCCCCTGAGGAAGAGAAGAGAGAGTTTATCAATGCTCTCAAGTTGCTTGCCGAGGACCACGACACAGAGATCCTCTCCCTACTAGGTTTTGATAACGTAGGCATGGGAGGCGTTCAATGTGCCTGTCCAGTCCACGGTGGGGACAATCCTACCGCATTCAGCTATACCACCAGCAAAAAGGTCTGGAAGTGTTTTACCCATAAATGCGACAAAGAGTATGGGTGTGACATCTTAGGACTTATCCGAGGTGTTAAGAACTGCAACTTCGATGATGCCATTCGCTGGTTGTATGACGTAGTAGCGGAGGGAGAGGACGTAAATTGGAGCAAGTTGGAGCAACAGGCCGAATGGAATAAGGCCAAGTCTTTGTATATGGCCCCAACCAATAAAGCATTTGATGCTGATGTATTAGATCGATGGGAGGAGAATTATGACTATGCGATCAATCGAGGATTTAGGATGGAAACTTGCCGGTTTTTCGATGTCAGATCCACTAGTGCTGACCGTATATTCCACCCGGATCGTGACTGGGAAAC